GTCCAATCCTGAACGTGTAGCAGAGATCATTGAGTCGTATCTAACAAAGCAGTGCAACAAGTCCTACACAGATGAGGGTGAAGACTGGTGGAGATACCGTGAGAATATTGCTGAAGGTGAGTATGCTGATGAAGTAGATAGACGAGTAGATGAAATAAGGGATGAACTATGACTCAGTTTTTTATTGCTGTAGCTCTTGGTGTAGCATCAGGAGTTATGCTGACACTGTTATACTGTAGATTCAAGGAAGAAGATCAGATAGATCCACATGATCCCGACTATGACTACAAGGACTTCTGATGAGCTACATTATTGGTTTGTCTGTTGGTGACGTATATGTCATCAGAAATGGTAAAAAGGTGAAAGTCGATGACAACTACTGTCCCAAACCAGCGAAGGACTGGAAGGAAGCGAAAACACAATTTCAACAAACTAGACAGAATATACAACAAAGGGAAGAAGACAAGATGGATCTACATCAAAGACATACCTCCAAAGTACAAGAAACGTAGAGTCCTTGTACAATGTGATTGTGGTTCTATCGAAGCAAGATACCTACAGGAGATGCTCACAGGGAAATCTACAGGGTGTAGGAAATGCTGTAGAGCTACATCGGCAGGTAGTCAAATCAACCCGGAATCAATGATTCAACAGTCATTGAACATAGGCAAGGGAAAGAACTACTTCTCCAACTTGAAGACTTCCAATAGAGAGCTATTCGATACCTACAAAGAACTTGGTAGAGGGAAGCTGGATATTGGATACTGGAAATACCACGAGAAAGACAACTCGTAAAAACTCATGTCAATTTTACATAAGGAGTAAACATGAAGATCATCGAGCAACTGAACAACGAGGAACTTACTAGCAAAGAGAAGCTGAATAAGCTCACAAAGCTTGTCTCCAAAGTGCGTAGTAAGTATGGCAATGAGGATCAGAATATTCCAGCTCCTAAAGTACCTACTGTAGTTGGAATGTTGCCTGTAGGTATGCTGGCTGTAGATGAAAAGGTAGCTGTAGGTCATCAAGAGATACTGCGATGTATTAGTCAAGCTCAAGCAGTAGCAGAGAATGTTGAAGGTGCTGTCTTTGACAGAGCATTCGAGTTTGCTGTAGCTACCAATCCTGTACTGTGCAACATTGATGAAGAATCTGGATCGGAGTACTGATATGGCAGTAGAAATGATTCTTGATGGAGATGCTATCCACAATGCTATCAACAAGTATATTCAGGAGGAGTTCTCTTCCAACCTTAAGGTAGTCGAAGTTAAGATGAACTGGGTTAAGGGTGGAGAGAACAATTTCAAAGCTACTGTTAAAGTAGAAACTATAAAACCGGATCATTGAGGTCCGGTTCCTATACGGGCAGATAGCGTAGTGGTTACGCCCTCCGCTCATAACGGAGTATAGGACGGGTTCAAATCCCTCTCTGCCCACCATACAACACCTTTTATACCTCCACCTATACCTGACTATACCCCATACTGCCAAAAGCCACTGAGTAGCTTCCTAGCTATGTTTATGGAGGTTTTTGTGAGGATGGATATTCGTACATCAACCAAAGGAGTACACTATGGGAAATGACTACACATCAGAGATATATAAGAATATAAAATATATTGAAGAACATCTCAAGCCTGGTGCTATCATACAAATATACAATAGAGAAGAACTAGATCTGAGATTTCAAAGATCAACTATAACCAATGAGTGGTTATATTTTAAGGGTAATCTACCTGTAGATATGGCTGGACGTCAATATAAGGTAGAAGCAATCAGTGTTGATGAGAAAACTGCTCAAGTGCTGGAGCAGGGTACACTTTCTGATGTCCACTTTGCATTTATTAAACAGTTTACAGCAACCAATGATGATAAGTACTCACTTGAACGCTTGTATCGCAAAATAAAATACTTGAAAGACAATCTTAAGGTTGGTTATTCTGTACAGATATACAGCGAAGAAACACTAGACAGAATATTCGACAAATCACCCAAAGGTGATAAGTGGAGCTTTGAAGATCATCATCTATACAAAGGGATTGCTGGACAAAAATGCAAAGTAATAGAACTCAGAGACAACAAAGTAGTTGTTAATATACCTGGACATAATGAGGTCCATAATGTTCATTATGCATTCATTGAGAGTAATACATTAACTGATGATGATGAGTCTTGGGACGATATTCCAGATAGGCCAGAAGATAGACCAGAGGGAGAAGAGGTTACCGATTGGGAAGTAGAAGACAATACTGAATCAGAAGTGGAGAAATTGCCTCCAGTAAAGTTTCGTGATATAGCCATCAAGGAAGAACTCAAAATCATGAAACCACATCCAGTACTACTTGAGGGTCCGGTTGGTAGTGGGAAATCGACTATACTGAAAGAGCTTGCTGAAGAGCTTGGTTTGAACTACTATGCCAATGTATTGACAGACCAGACATCAGCCAGTGAATTCAAGGGCTACAAGAATGTAATGAATGGAGAGTATGTTCGTACCGAGTTCAGAGAAGCTGTAGAGCATGGAGGTATGTTTGTACTTGAAGAACTCAATGCAGCTACATCCAACATGCCTATCATCTTCAATACAATCCAAAATGGATTCTTTGTATTCGCAGACAAGGTAGTTAAACTACATCCTGATTTTTGGTTGGTAGCTACGATGAACACCATTACCAATGCCAAAGACTTTGGTGGTAGAAGACTGTTGGATAAGTCCGTAAGAGATAGATTCCATACTATCTACGTAGAGCCTGATCTACAGAGCAGGTTCAAACAGCACATAATTGTGTACATGAAGGAGCTTAATAAGATACTGGATAGACTTGGAATCACGGACAAGGTAACACCAAGAGATCTACAGCGGTTTGAGCATATGGTTTCTAAGGGTGTAGATGAGGTTACGGCTATACACAAGTGCTTGATTAAAGGCAGAGCTAATCTTGATCCAGCTGATATTGAAGAGCTGGTAAAAACTGGAGGAGAATGGAGATGACACGTACAGAGGACATTATCAGAGATATCCATCCAACAGATCTACTGCATGAAGAGGATACGGTTGTAGAGGAGTTTGACAGCAAAGAAGACTTCATTGAATACATAAGACAGCATCCACGTGAGGAGTTTGATCTGGACATATTTTTTGAGAATATCAAGAATCCGAATATCGACAAAGAACATGTTGAACAGGTTCGAAATACTGTACGCAATAACCTCATCAAGAGAGGTATTATTACCGGTGTAATATATGAAGGGTACAAGTATGACATCGAAGGAGACATTGTAGATTATGCTGAACTGGCTACTGGCAATCCAAAGTGTATGTTGAAGCCTGTAAAGAAGTACGATAAATACTTCTATGAGCTATATGTGAATATGAGTATTCCCTGGGTAGTCCAAGACGATGAGATTGTAGATGGAGCTATCAGGCTTGCAGAGACAATCAGGGCACTTGAAGAACTACATATTGAGATCAAGATCAATGTAGTCATGTTCTCAAGAGGAATGTTCACAAATGACAAAAACTATCTGTTCATTATGCCCTTGATGAGTCATCTTGACTACAAGGATGTAAACAGTATTGTTCCGTTTGTAGACTCAATTATGTTCAGAACAGCTATGTGGACAGCTATGCGTAATGCTGGTGATACAGTAGAAAGCCTTGGTAGAGCAACCAAGCTTACCAATACTGTAAACTTATGGGAGCTTGACGAGGAGGAACTTGCAAGAGGAATCCTTGTAGATCTTGGATTGGAGGACTGACATGGGAAGTATAAACAAGTGGAAAGAGTATCTGGACGATAGGATAGGACATCTCAAACAGAAAAACGAGTATGTGAAGCTGGTAGAGCAATCCATCACAGGTAATGTGTATCCAAAAATGAAGGAGGCTATTGCTGTATCCGAGATTGTTACATTCGCTACACATATGAGAAGTAGAATCAGACTTCCGGATAGAACACTCGTTCCAGTCAATGGTATCAGTTTCATCATTGCGGAGTCTGGAGCTTCAAAAGACCGTAGTCTTAACCAGGCTAGAAAATGTTTCAATAACGTCTATACCAAGATGAAGAACTATCTTGACAAGAAAGCCCTTGAAGCAGCAATGAAGGAAGCAGAAGAAGCTGGTAGACCAGATGACTACATGCTTTACTACAAGAAGGCAAAACCATTGTTTGGGGGAGCTAAACCTACACTCAGTGGTGTTGTTGCTCACCTGAACTCTATGCAGGATCTACCTGTTGGTGGAGGACATATATACTCAGGTGAGTTTGGAGCTGAACTAGCCAATGGTAGTGCAATGCTAGAACTACTGAGCTTCAGTAGTGAGATCTATGACCTTGGAAACATGAAAGCTGACTGGAGAAAGACTGAAGATGCTCAGGGTAAAGAAATCAAGGGTATGAACTTCAGTGCTACATTCATCACTTCACCAGGTCATATTATCTACGACCAGACCATCAAACGTAAGTTTCTGATGGAGTTCACTACCAAGCTAGCAAGACGTAGTTTCTTTAACTTCAACCAAGGTGGGCTTGAAAGGAAGGATGAAACCATTGAAGGGCTTCTTGAACGTGAAGAGAAGGAGTTGAAACTGTCACTGGAAGCAGTAGATGAAATGCAGAAAAGGCTTATAGGAATCAAGCCAAGGATCTCCAATATCTTTACACTTGAAGAGGGACTCTGGAGTCTCTATGGAGTAGTAAAGCGATACTACGAAGAGATAGCTGATGAAGTAGATCCAGAGCTTGAATCCTACAGATTAAGTCTGGCTCATACCCAGTGGAGAGCATTGAAGCTTGCTGGAGCATATGCACAAATTGACAATCGTAGTGAGATAACAGTCAAAGATTTCGCTGAAGCATTACACTACTGTGAATCTACAGAGGAGGATATCAAGGAATTCAATATTGAACTCAACAAGGAGCCATACGAACTACTTGACGATTATATGAACAGCATCTATAAGGACAGCCCTATAGAGATCAATGCTCACAAGCTGGTAAAACTTGGATACATAGATAAAACTACTGGTATCAAAACCAAGCTGAAAGACCTTGCAGATATGGCTAACACTATCAGTGATGGAATCTACACAGCTGACGGTACAAAAATCACATACGAGAAGCTACAGACTCGTGAAATGGTAGGTGCTTCATACATGCAGTGTGAAGGTACCAAGGAAGAGAGAGCCAAGAAGTGTGCTACAGGGTACACATACAAAGAAGTAAGTTTCACCAATATGAAGAAGCTGTTATGCAATGATGTAGCCTACTGTCCATTCGAATTCAAGGATGGCAAACGTGGTAACGATAACATCATTGGAGGTACCAAGTGGATAGTACTTGATGTAGATAACTCCGACGTTACAGATGAGGAGTGTCATGATATGCTTGGTGACTTCAACCATCATATCGCCAGAACCAGTGATGAAACCAATCCATTCAAATTCAGAATCATGCTGGAACTCGATAAGTATATTACTATCGAACCTCCAAAATGGAAGAAGTTTGTTGAGAGTATCGGTAAGTATCTTGGTATCGACATAGATTTGTTACCACCTTCACAAATCATGTTTGGCTACAAGGGTAGAAATGTATTGAGTGTCATAGATGGTGTGCCATTGGAAGTAAAGCAACATCTAATCTACGCCAATACAGAAGAGGCCAAGAAGACAATACCTACACCCAAAGAAGCCAAGACGATGTTGTCAAATCCAATGACGACATTCTCGTATGCATATGATGCAGAACGTGGTGGTAGGAGTCTTGCACTCATCAGAGCAGCCAAACATGCAAAAGACCTTGGAGCTACTGTAGATGAGATCATTGACTTAGTAGATGATATCAATAGCTATTGGGTAGAGCCACTTGAGGAAGACAGATTCGAACGTACAATCAAACAACAGATTAGGAGGTGGACATAATTGGTATACAATAAAGCACTAAAGGAGTACGGATATGAACACAGACCAAAAAACAAAATCTAAAGTAAATAAGAATAGAACCTGCACAACCTGTAAGGATTATACTCCTCAATTCAACAAAGATTACGATGGTTATGTAATGACATGCAATTGGAATAAAGATAAGAAAAAACAATGCATATCAAACAATCGCAGTCTATGGAGGAATTAGATGATAGCCTTTCAGGATAAAACATGGTGTAGTTTCTCTGCCCTATGCAGTGAAGAATGTGATCGTAGATTTACAAAAGATCATCACAAAAAAGCTATCAGGTGGTGGGGTAATGAGAGGTACCCACTAGCTGTTGCAAATTTCAGTAAGAAGGAATGGTGCCCATGGACTGGATCTACCAAGGAAAAAGAGTAACCGATCTACCTAAGGAGGTAGTAGGCTTTGTCTACATAATCTACTACGCCAATGGGAAGAAGTATATTGGTTCAAAGGTAGTCAGGTCTCTACGTAAAGCTAAACCACTGAAGCACATGAGGAAGAACGCTAGGAGGCTTGTAGAGCGTGAATCCGACTGGAGGGAATACCAAGGTAGCTCCAAGCTATCAGAAGGGCTAGAAATCGCTTCTAAGCATATTCTATGGCTATGTAGAGACAAGAGGACTATGACCTACATGGAGCAGAAGGAGCTTATGTGTAGAGATGCTGTATTCAGTGATGAATACCTCAACGAAAATGTTGGTGGTAGATTCTATGACAACTGTAACAACCTCTATACGGAGGATATTCATACAAGGAGTTTATTCGATGATTGATGAAGTACTGAAAGAGCGTAAAAACAACTATGGAGACTTTGCTGATAACGCATTGGTATCTGTAATGCTGAAAGAGAATCTACGCAATGGTGTAAACTGGATGAGGCTTACTCCGATGCAAAGAGAAGCACTGGATATGATCTGTCACAAGATATCACGTATCGTCAATGGTAATCCAAACTACAAAGACAGCTGGACAGATATCGTAGGCTATGCATCATTGGTAGAAAAAGAACTTGGAGAAGATCATGCAAACAAACCCAATCAGTGAAATCAAACGATTCCAGGAAGATCGTAACCTACATATGCAGCAGTATGAGTGGGACAACGAAGCTACAAACATCATTGAGGAGCTACTTGAAGCTCAAGGTCTCAATGTCTCCAAACAGAAAAGGGTTCAACTCAGAGCCAAGGTAAACTCGTTTGTTGTTGGTACATGGGACGATCTACTGTTGGCAAAGAAAGCTACCAAGGAGGAAGACATTGTAGATGCTTACGCTGATATCATAGTCTTCTCCATAGGGGCAATCATGAAGCTTGGTTATGACCCTGAATGTGTGTTGCTGGAAGTAGCTAAAGAGATCAATTCACGTAAAGGTAGGATTGTAGATGGTAAATTCCAGAAGCTTCAACCAGGAGATGATGGATACGAGAAGCCATACAAGGCAAACTACAAGGGATGTAAAACATGAAGATACTTGAATACATACTGGACCATGATGAGTACAGTAGGGATGAAGATATACAACTATCTCCCTCCGAGATAGGTGGTAGTAGTCTGTATCAAATCTACCTTCGTAGAAACAATACTCCGGAAATCATGACACAATCACTGGAGACCAATGTCAACAGGGTTGTAGGTACAGCATTTCATGAATATGCATCCAGGGTACTCAAGGAGTCCAATCTACAAGTACATTCAGAGCTACAGTTGAAGGGAGAGATATCTGGTGTACTAGTAGGTGGTACAGCAGATGTAATCTATAACTACAAAAATACCTATGTAGTAGGAGACTTCAAAACAGTTGGTTCATACCAGATGAAAAAGGCAATGAGAGAGAACTTCAAAAGTTATCTACCACAACTTAGTATCTACTCATACCTGTACAGTCAAAGTCTTGGTGTAGAGTATTCACAACTTGGTGAAATCTACATGATTCATACAGGAGATGCAGGATATCTGGCAAAGAAGGATGGTGGAGGAAAGCTACCTAAGTACCTTACTGAGACTGTAGATCTTATGGAGAAGCATGAGGTAGAAGATCTTGTTGGTCTTGTATGGGAAGCTACAGAGACAGAACCACAACTGGATTGTGAATCATGGAGGTGTAACTACTGTTCATTCAGGTGTCCCTACAGGATGAATCACTAACTCTTGATCAAGATCAATGACAGGTTCCGGATATCTGGATATGCTTACGCAAGCCATGCGGCTCGAGCACACCCAGACAAAAGGAGGAAGTCATGAGTGACGTAGATAGAATGCTTGAATGTATCTTAGAGTGTCTTACAGTAGAGGAGCGTAGATTGTTGGTACGTTTACTGTTGAAGATAGATCAATCATAGTCCAGATACTGAAGACTATAAAAGCTGGAATCCATAGGAGGACAAATGACAGGAGTAAAACTACTTATATCAGGAGTAGCTAC